GATGAATATATTTTTCAAAGAGATCGTTTTGCTGAAACGTATTCTGAACGTGCAGATTTGAATGTAGAAATACAGTTAATTAAACAAGAACTTATTAAAAGAGGTAAAAGTGAGTGATTATTTTGATGGTTTATTAAAGGCTACCGGCAATGAATTTGGTTCAAAAGTTTCGGATGGAATCGAAGCGGGCGATGTATCTACATATGTAGATACGGGTAGTTATATTCTTAATGCATTAATTTCAGGAGATATTTATGGAGGAATCCCTTCTAATAAAATTACAGCTTTGGCAGGAGAAACTGCTACAGGAAAAACCTTTTTTGTCTTGGGCATTGTCAAACAGTTTCTTGCAGATAACCCTAGCGGTGGTGTTCTTTATTTTGAGTCTGAATCTGCTCTCACCAAGCAGATGATAGAAGACAGGGGAATTGATTCTTCACGGATGATAATTCTTCCTGTCACTACGATTCAAGAATTTACACATCAAGCATTAAAAGTAGTACAAAGTCATGGAGAAGGTCAAGAAGATCGCCCATTGTTGATGTGTTTAGATTCTCTTGGTATGTTATCTACTACTAAAGAAGTAACAGATATTTCAGATGGTAAAGAAACCAAAGACATGACAAGAGCACAATTAGTCAAAGGTGCTTTCAGAGTATTGACATTGAAACTAGGCAAAGCGGGAATTCCTTTACTAGTTACTAATCATACATACAAACAGATGGGTACAATGTTTCCAACTGATGTAATGGGTGGTGGTAGTGGTCTACAATATGCCGCTTCAACTATTATATTTCTTTCCAAGAGAAAAGAAAAAGAAGGAACTGATGTTGTAGGAAATGTAATTCATTGTAAAAATTTCAAATCTAGATTGACTAAAGAGAATAAAAAAATTGATGTTCTCTTAAGATATGATCAGGGGTTGAATAGATATTATGGACTCATTGAGTTAGCAGAAGACGCAGGAATCTTTACCAAAGTATCTACAAGATATGAAATGCCGGATGGTTCTAAGGTGTTTGGTAAGGCAATTTTAAATGATCCCGAAAAATATTTTACACCAGAAATCCTTGATAAGTTAAATGATCATGCCAAGAAAGTTTTTCTTTATGGTGGATTTGATGAAGAAAGTGAGGTAGCGGATGCCAAAGAAGAATAAAGGAGAATTTTTTAAAGAGGGTAATAAATCTGATACGGATTTAAGGACTACATTAAATGATCCACACTTTGAAACGGGAGATGACCCTTACAAAGAATGTTCAAATCCAAATGATCCGGATGATAAATCATTGTGTATAGTAATTCAAGATGAATCACCTTTTGATGGTGCGGTAATTAAATATACATCATTTAAATTAGTAGAACAAGATTTGACCGGCGATGATATAGCTTGTCAATATGAATATGATATTGAAGTACCACCACATGATCTGGGATATGAAATTACCGAAAAGGATGGTAAGGAATTTGAAAAGAAATTGGGGGAATGGATAATAGAAATTATACAAAAACAAATGGACAAACATGCAGCAGCGGATAGAGACAATAATATTAAAGAATCTATTACATAATGAAGAATATTCTAGAAAAGTATTACCATTTTTAAAAAAAGATTATTTTTTAGAACATATAGATAAATTATTATATGAGCAAGTAGACCTATTCATCAACAAGTATAATAATTTGCCCACTAAAGAGGCGTTAGTTATTGAGTTAGATAATACTCCATTGAAGGATGAGGAATTTGAAAACGTAACAGAATTATTAACCCATTTGGAGGGGCAAAAAGATGAAAAATCAGATATTCAATGGTTATTGGAAACAACAGAAAAATTCTGTCAAGACAAAGCAATATACAATGCCGTTGTTCACTCAATTAAAATATTGGATGAACCCGAAAAATCTAAGGATGACAAAGGTGCTATTCCTGAGCTCCTTACCGATGCTTTGTCTGTTAGTTTTGATCCTCACGTGGGCCATGATTACCTTTTGGACTCTGATGATCGTTATTTATTTTATCACAAAACTGAAAAGAAAATCCCATTTGACCTTGACTACTTCAACAAGATAACACAAGGCGGATTATCATCTAAAACATTAAATATTGCTCTCGCAGGAACAGGTGTTGGTAAATCCTTGTTTATGTGTCATGTTAGTTCTAGTGCCTTATCACAGGGTAATAATGTTTTGTATATTACATTAGAGATGGCAGAAGAACGGATAGCAGAAAGAATCGATGCAAATTTGTTGAACATTCGATTAGATGATTTAGTAAGTTTACCGAAAAAGATGTATCAAAAGAAAATAGAAGACCTTAAGAGTACGGTTAAAGGTAGATTGATTATTAAGGAATATCCTACAGCCGCGGCTAGTACAAATCATTTCAGATCGTTATTGAATGAACTAAATCTCAAGAGAAATTTCAAACCAGATATGATTCTTGTTGATTATATTAATATATGTTCTTCTTCAAGAATTAGACCAGGACAATATGTAAACTCTTACAGTTATATTAAATCTATAGCAGAAGAACTTAGAGGATTGGCAGTAGAGTTTGATGTTCCTATTTTGTCGGCTACCCAAACGAATAGGCAAGGTTTTCAAAATACAGATGTTGGTCTTGAAGATACTAGTGAGAGTTTTGGACTTCCCGCAACTGCTGATTTTATGTTTGCTATTATTAGTAATGAAAACTTAGAAGAAGCAGGACAAATATTAATCAAACAGTTAAAAAATCGATATAGTGATATTACCTCAAATAAGAAATTCTTGGTAGGGGTAGATAGAGCAAAAATGAGGCTTATCGATTTGGGTGAAGAATCACAGTCTGGATTGGTTGATACTGGTAAAGAAGAAAAAGGAGATGTCCCTGTATTCGATACAGTCTCAAAAACTACTAAAAAGGATTTTGGGGAGTTTAAGTTTGGAGAATGACAATATAATCGATTTAGAAGAATATAAAAAACAAAGAAAAGAAGATAGGGAAGAATATTATAAAACCTTATCTGTTCCCACCATTAAAGCATTCGAACCCGATTGCTATTACATCAACCCTGAAAAGGGAACGATGGTACATGTCCTATTCATTACAGACAAAAGTGATATTTTCGACAGAGAAATGATCTACGTTATGGAAGATCCAGCTGGAACATTTTATTGTGCTCCAGTTAGAGATGATACCTGTGAAGGATGGCACGAACTTCATGGAGATGTTTTTCAACACGAAGTTCTAAAAAAGAGATATGAAGGTGAATTACCACCATTTCCAGATCCAGAGCCGGCTTAAGATAGTTAGTTATTATAAATATATCAGTAAACTCTATTCTAATTAGGAGATTAATGCGTAGATTTAAGTATTTTATTCAAGAAAAAGTAGGTGATACTTCTCATACTACCTTTTGGCATGAAGTGATATGTGGAATTGCGTGTTTTGATTCTGCGGGTGCATCTGCAATAACTCAGGGCTCAGATATTAAACCATATTTTGATAATGATACTATCAAAGCCTATTCAGCTAGTAATTCTACTATACCAATAGAAGATGAACCACAATTTAGGTTTATAAATGATGAGGTCGATAAAGATGGAAATCTTGTCTCTCCTGAAGCAACTGAAGACTTTTGGAAAACGAACAAAGGACCAGCAATAAAAGCTGATGCAATTAAATTAGCCGGAAAATTAGTTGCTAAAGTCGGTACACCAAATAAAGGTCTTGGTCCTGTATTATGGACGGGCCCAACTAATTCACTATCAGACTATGGTGCTGCAGATATTGCATATAATGGACAAGGGATATCATTAAAATATGGTAAGGGTCAATTTAAAAATTTATCTGCTAATGTAGTTGCAAATAAATTATTAGGAATAACAGATTTAATGTCTGAACTACATAAAAATTATTCATCTATGTGGGATTACATGACAGGTCAATGGACTTCTGTAACTCTTTCAGCATTAAAAACTTATCCTATTGGAAGAAGTGTAAAAAAAGCAGAAATGAGAGATGAAGCAGTTGATCGTTTTAGAACTTTAACCAGAAATCATAGTCTTACTTGGTCACAATATCAAAAATTAAATATAACATCAGATGATGAAAAATTATTTCACGCATTATGTTATAAAAAAGGTGGAAAAGAAACAACATACGACAAAAAACACAAACAATCCCATTTCTTTAAACGTTTATGTCCTAAAATTGTAGCACATTCTACCAGTTCCGCCGCTGTAAAAGGTTGGATGGATCAAAGAAATAATATTATGGCAGATCGTATTTTTGGAAATTATTTTAATGATAAAGAAGAAGATATACAAAATGGACTCGCAGCTTTATTTGAAACACAAATTAGTGTCGGTCCAACTCCTATGTGGTATGCTTCAAAGGGTGGAAAAGAAATAAACCTTGTACCTTCAAAAGATCAATTTGATTCTAAAATAGATAAAATTGCTCTTTCTTATGAAACGAAAAAGGTGGGCGCAGGATATACTTTTGTCTTAAGTGCGGCTTCAACTGGCTCAGATCCCGTAGAAGTTATGACAATAGAAATTTATTTTAGATGGAGAAATCTTCAAATGTTTGGGAATCCTGATACTTCATCAGACGCTAAAATGCATGTTGAAGATTATTCTATACTGTTTGGAGATTAAATGTTTGCATTTTCTTCATTCTTAACCGAACAAAAAAATCTCCACATGGAGCATCTTGAGGATGAGATATTAAATGGTGGAGTGGCCGGAACAAGGGGAGCACTAAACTTCCTTCAAGGTCTAAGAGACATGCTAGCTGGAAACACCGATTCATCCGTCAATGTAACAGTAAAGTGGGACGGAGCACCAGCAGTGTTTGCCGGCTTTAATCCAGAGAATGACAGATTTTTCGTAGGAACAAAAGGAGTATTCGCCAAGAACGCAAAAATAAACTATACTGAAACAGATATAGATGATAATCATTCTGGTGGATTAGCATCAAAACTTAAGGTCGCTCTCAATGAATTACCCAAAGCAAACATAAAAGGTGTTTTACAGGGTGATATGATGTACACAAA